TCATTTCCTCCCAGGTTGCGATATGATGCCCAAACTTAACTTTTTCCCGGTCATAAATGTGCATATTACTCAGAGTTTCATACTTAGGTATACCTTTAAACATTTGCTCAGCTGTTATTCCTATTTTACGAACTAAACGATTCAATTTTACTCGCATTACGGGATCTGCAATTGCCTCTGCATAGTACTGACTAAAATTTTTAATTGTCCCTCCGGCCATCAGAGTGACCATAAATGATAATATCAATTCATAGTGCACTCTATTCGTTCCCATCGTATCATACAAATGACCTAAGCATGATAAAATATAATGAATTGGTTCTTTATTAGGGTTACAAAATAACTTTATCATTGCTTCATGAATTGGCTTATAAGGTATTACTGGAGCTTGTGGAGCCAAACCCTTCACAAAATATCGCTTCAAGAATTTTGGTCCAGCATAAGCTTGCTCTCCCGAAAATTCTCCTGTTAATTCATTAGGGACTGATAAAAACTTATCATATTCCTTATAATCTCGCAGTTCACTCCTACAAAAATCCCTAAGAAAATCTCTCCATGCGATCACATTCATTACCTTACGTAAACTACGTGGCACACACCATATATGATCATCACCATATACAATTATATAAATATAACCCATATCATAAAATTTATCAATTATATTGGCCAATTTCGGATTCTGAGCCTTAACATGCTCAACAAAAAGAGTAAAGTAGAATAGTAATATCCAACTATCCCCATGCGATGTCTCTTTTCTACCCGAACACATGGAACCTCGTAACAAACGCCAAAAATTACCAACGTGGTTAACGGCTTTATTAGCTATCTGATAACCGCACTCCCTAATCAAATGTTCAAATAGCCTAAGCTCGTCTGGACTCATTGATTTCACATCATAATACCTATATAGCCCAGCAATATAATAATATAAAAATTTATCACCTACTGCTTTATCGAACCCTTTTATATCGCCATCAACCCACATCATATCTGGTATATCATAATTCATCAGTTTTGCTACTTCATATGCTCCCCCATGCCACCATTTCATACCTACTCGAATCGCCGTACCACATTCAAATTTCATCCGCTGATCCCCAATTAATATCGATAAAAATATAGACATTAAATTAGGAATAAAAAATTCTCTCACCTTCAACTGAGCCTCAGGAAGATCGTCCAAAAGTTTATCCAAAAAAATCTTGAACTCTCCCTTCAGACGAGTTACACTAACCCAGGTTTGATTTATTGGCTCACCCCGAACTATACTCTTAATCCATTTATCAAATTCTCGCAATGCAGCCATAACTAAAAATAGCTTCTTTCCTGTAGACTTCAACTTTAAATGAGGAGGAACATCCCTAGTACTTGTATCAACCGAAGATACTCCTCCACTATTATTCAAACGAGTTGCTTCTATTATTAATATGGGACTATATTTTATTCGAAGTGTGCCAACATATTTTTCGCAGTCCAAAACTCTTTCCAATCGTTTTAAAGCTGCGGGAATATAACTTCTCATTATAAAATCATATTCCCCCCTATAAATCGTATCCTTGTAAAAATCCTCATATAATTTAATTAACTTCTTATCAGTTATCTCATTCGTGGAATAGACCACTCGTTTACAAGGTACTCCTCTAACTACCGTCTCTCCAAAAATCGTTGTCGACCATTTGAGACGATCATACGCGAGGAAAGCTAAAGTTGGGAAACCCTCTCCTCTCCGAGGTGGTTCCCGCATTCCTGTTATTTTACGAATATATTTGTCATAAAGTAAGTCCATTATAGGAATCAAATCTTCACTAATCTGGACTATCTCCTCTCTAGGTTTATTTTCATAATATATAACAGGAGCTATTGGTGTCTGATTCTCTGCCGTATAATGCTGAATTAAGTAGTTCATCTTCAGCATCGGATCTAAGTGAGCTTTTACTTTACTATCACTGATATAGTAGTTGCCTACTATCTCCGAGTAAATATCAGCCCACATATCCCTTTTAGTCTTAAACTCTTGTATACAGCGTGTTATCGGTTGTATAACCGTAATCAAATAGGGGTCTGTAGGGAAGACTCTTATTCCACATTTAGCTTGATCGTGTCGTGCACACTCTTTTATCTCGAAGTCCATTCTATCAGTTCCTTTATTTCTATAAAACAAATAGTTAGTTATCTCTGTTCGCGGTAATTCAATCTTTGAAAATAAATGATCCAGTGGAAAATTATTTTTGTTAAATTCTAACGGTCCTTCTCTAGATGTAAAATGTACAATC